CTCTGCACCACTTAGCACATCTGAACGTCCATCTTCCCAGTCGACAGTCAGTGCAACGTCTCTGCGTTGCTCCATAACTGCTTCGTATTCTTCTGTGCCAAAGCGTCCTTCCCAACTACCTGCAAAACTTTTCTTTTTCAGCGTCATATCTTCGTGTATACGAGCGTCTGTTATCTCAGGACGGATTTGCCCTACGATAGTTTCCGGTGCCATGTTTAACGCACGAATCACAGATGGATATAGTGAGTTCAAGTCCATTGAGCCAATGTACTTGTGCAAGCCTTTTTTAGGAAATGCAACATACGCACCTGCGGCTTGTGTGTTCTCGTCGTCACGCTTTGCACGATTAGGAACACGCAAATCTCTATTGTGTGCTTCGTTAATAATGCCTTGCTCTGTAACTGCAACAGCACCCATTGTTGTTTGCAATAGTACAGTGTTCTCGTGTGCAATGCTATTGCTTAGATCAATAAAGCGTAGTTTCTTGTCTAGTTTGTCTAGTAGTGCAACGTCTTGCCTGTTATATTCAATGAACGTTTCAAAGTCGTTGTTATACAACTGATCAAGTGTACCTTCATAAACTGTTTTACGTTCACCTACTTCTAGTTCGCCGATGGCATCTAATCGATATGTATGGCGTTCTTCGTATGTGTACTTGCGGTATAATTCTAAACTGTCCAAATGCACACGACCTACAAAGTCATATGTTTCTGAAGTTTTACCAAACTTTTCATACTCACGTTTCTTAGGCAATTGGCCCCATAAACAAAAACGTCTTGTATCATCTGTACTGAGTACACGTTTAATTCTATTTACAGTGTACGGAACATCATAACCTTCTGAGTTCCAACCGCTTTGTACATCAGCATCTTCAATCAAGTCAAGGAATGTAAGCAACATTTGCTTTTCGCCTTCACCGTCATTTGGAAAAAGTATTACCTCGTCGCCCCAACGCTCTTTACACATTGCTTGTGCTTCTTCCATAGGCAATCCTTTGGGCGGAACAGCAAGAGTAATCAACGCACTGTCTAACCACTGCAAACATACAGTGATAGCAGTAATTGGCATAAACGGATCTTCAACTGGAGCAAATCCACGCTCTGGGTCAAAGTCCGTCTCAATATCCCAAAACGCAATGTTTAGTTTAGGTGCGTCTTGGTTAAGATAGTTTTCACTTAAACATTGGAAGATTGGATTAATATCGCTTTCAAACAAGTCCTTGCCTTTGTTGATAGCAACTTCTTTGCGAAAGTCTTTTGTATTTTTACATACAATACGGCTTAGTGGATCACCGTACACACTCTTGTATTTGCCTTTAGGGTCTTTGTAATAAAATGTATATTTTGCAGGATATTCTGTAAACAATCGTTTACCTTCGCGTCTTTCAACGACACGGATAATATCTTGATCACGATCAAACATCGCGTCTACGTATGGCATTCATTTCTCCTCGTTGCTTGTGGCCAACTTAACCATCTACTTGCCCAGCTATTGCTATTGGCGTTATAATTATATATCAGAATAAAATTCCTGCAACATAAATTACGGTTAATCCTGCGTTCATCACTATTAAACTTTTTTCCTTCCAGAGTACGCCTACAAGTATCCATAAGCTATTACTGACTATAAATGCCCAAATATATAAAGGGTATATATTAAATGCAGCAAGAAGGGCAGCACCTAATAGACATACTGTTGCTATCCAACTTAGCCATTGATACGGTTTTTGTTCTACCACCATTGTGCTGCTACTCCAAAACCTACAATATTGATACAGCTAAAGTAAAAAGTTAGTAATAGAATCCAAGGCAATCCACGTCTATAACTTGCATAACATTGTGTGCTACTACCTATAAAAAAACCTGGATAAACAATCATCATGTTAGGATTGTCTGCATTTAACGCTAGTGTCATACTAGCGGATACTGTAAATATAAAACTTACTAGTTCAAACCAAAATGCAATCTTATCACTACGATAGCTGTCTAACCAATAACTTTTTATTTTAACAATCACTTATCATATCCTAGTGTAGTAATAATAGTTTCTAAATCGTCAAACTCATCATAATGACGATCCCAGTCGCGATTTTTAGCAACCTTGATTGCTTTGTTAATAAGACTTGGCTTAATATCCAT